AGATTGGCTCTACCCACAACGCATCCCGGAATAATGCGCACTATCGTACCGGAAGGCAATGCAGGTGGAAGGCGTTCCAGAAATGGCGTTACATGTTGGTGGTGCTGAAGTAACAGCGTAAGTCTATGTGAGGTTGATCATGTGAGAGTGTAGACGAAAGGTCCGAAAGGGGGACGTGTCCCGACCACGAGTTAGTAACGAAGCCGAACGGCGCAGGTACATAGTAGCCAGCCTGCGAAGTGAGAGCATCGTGTTGCGATACACAATGTAGACTCGCCGAGGCCTAAGGGTCGCTGACTATTATATAGGACTTTCTATGTCCTGTTGGGTAAACGGCGACATTGAGAGTGACGCTGTTCCAATCTGGTCGCAACATTTTTGTTTTTGTGTATTCTATCCGTTAATTATAAACCAAGTAGTCATGAAGAATTTACTCAAAGCGTTAGCGAAGTTCAACACACTGTGCGGTCCTATTGTAAAGGACGCAAGCAATCCCTTTTTCAAGTCACGCTACTCAACCCTAGACTCCATTCAGGAGCACATACGGAAGCCTTTAGCTGAGGCAGGACTTATTGTAACGCAACCAACAAGATGGGTTGATGGACAGGCGATCGTTGTGTCAACAGTTTACCATGTTGAGTCTGGCGAGAACATGTACTCTGAGTTCCCAGTGGTTGTAGGCAAGCACACTGCTCAAGACTACGGATCAGCCGTAACATATGCAAAAAGGTATAGCATGACAGGACTCCTTAACCTGACCATACAAGACGAGGACGATGACGGAAACAAGGCGACATCCAGTGTAACAAATGTTACAGGTGTAACAGTCAAGCAAGTAGCTCCAGAACTCCCTTGGCTGAATGAGAGCTCTCCGGAGTGGTCAAAGGTGGTCGATTCTCTTAAGAACGGATACACTATAGCAGACGTAAGAAAAAAGTTTAAGGTCAGCAAGGCGATAGAGACCAAGCTAACCGCAAGTTAATATCCAGTTAGTCTCATTAACCTTGTACCCATGCACCTGGGTTGGTATAGACATAGTTGGCCTCGTTTTCCGGACGAAACTGGTATAACCTCGATAAACGGATAAGGCTGACAGGTGGGAGGATACATCCAGAACGTATTGGTTTGCCCATTTAAAGCATGTGCGGAAGGTTCCTACATGCGTCCTAAAATGGGAAACTTATTAGCCACTTGGCCAGTGGATCGAAAACTCAGGAACGCCTCTCAATATCGAAGCTCAACATTCCTCTGAATCGTTAGTCAGCGGTGTAACGTAACCCCACTGGAGAATAGGGTTGCATTCTAACCACCAAAACCACCAAAACCACTTTTGTTACCACCAAAACCACTTCGTATATGATCACCATCAACACACTGAAAGAGAGACCACTCAGCTACTCATCCATCAAAGAGTTTCAGAAGTCTCCAAGGCACTACCTAGAGTACATCAACAAGCAACGGACACCACCGACTGATGCAATGAAGCTAGGATCTATGGTTCACTGCATGATCCTCCAACCAAACCTGTTCAACGAACAGTTTGTAATCGCTCCGGACGTGAACAAGAGAACCAACGCAGGAAAGGAGGAGTGGGCTACATTCTGTAGTCAACACGCAGACAGGATAGTGGTAGCCAACGATGACTACGAGCACGCAAGTAGATTGGCTAGCAATGCCATGGCAAACAGCTCTATAGAGTCTCTTGTCAAGAATTGTTACGACTTTGAACAAGAGTGGAGGGCAGAGATTGACGGACTCCCATACAGAGGATTCTATGATGGAATATCTAACGACTACGTTCTAGAGATCAAGACAACTTCTGACGGCCTTCCTAGGTCCGTAATGAATGACTTCTTAAAACGTAAGTACCACATACAGGCAGGACTCTACAGTCTCGTATCACAGAAAGAAGTGATATATGTTGTGATAGAAACATCTGAGCCGTATCTTTCATATTCAGCACCAGCATCCATACAATACATGGAGATGGGTGTATCAGAACTGTCTAGACTCAATTCTCAATTTGCGAAATGTTTAGAGTCTGGAGACTTCTCCGGAGGGTATGACCACGCCAATGAGATCGTAATAGACCTACCATGGAATGTGGAAAAGTAGAATTGCCAAGTTGCAAATAAGTTGTAGATTTGCAATATGTCTAGGTATGACTACATATATATCGATATTTCTCTGTTTGAGAAGGTGTCAAAACTTAGTGAGCAAGACCTTGATGATATCAGCAACCTAGAGTTCCAGACAAAAGACCTTGAGAGGGAGTTCTTGAAATATTTCATAGGTGAGGACAGGCAACTATACTACGAAGACTTTCACTACGAGTTGGTTGATTCAGACGGATTGTTCTCTAAGTCTATGAGAAAAATAGATGACGGAATAGTAAAAGATAACTTCACTGGTGTGATAATGTTCTACGGAAAGCCTTACGAGAGCATGTACACGTTTCACGCCAAGATAACAAACGGGGAGCTTAAGTATATAAGACTCCTATCAATAATATAAACACATGAGCAGAGGAATTACAAAGCCAAGACTTAGGAATAGTTACCCAAAACTTGCAGACGTCCTAGACAGGATAGAGAAAGCAAACAAGAAGAAGCACTATTGGTTCTTTACTAACTATGATGGTAAGTATAACACACCATCAGGAAGCAAGAGGACCGTATCATTTGGAGCAATAATAGACGTTCTTAATGAGAATGGATTTGACGTAGAAATTACGGCAATTCCAAACCCAAACAAGAAACAGCTCTGGGAAGGAATCATCAATCCATAGGTAACATAAGCAACCACCCCGTTGGATTTCTATCCGATGGGTTTCTTTTTAAACCAATTAAACCATAATAATCATGAGCGACCAAAAGAAAAAGTCCGAGTTCGGCATCTGGGTTAAACCAGTTAAGTTAAAGTCAGGAGAGACAGTCAACATCCTTAGTTTTAGTGTAGGAGGAACAAGGTATACTGCATGGCCAAACAAGTACAAGCAGAACGAAAAGTCTCCAGAGTACAACGTTTACATTGACACATATGTAAAGCCTGAGGGTCAGCCTGCTCAAAACAACTACCAGGGTCGTACTACAAACACTCCACTGTCAGACAACAGATCGTTTGCCCCAAATGCAAATGACGACAATGACTCTTTGCCTTTTTAGGTTCTAACACTAGTTATAACATTTAAAACCTAGCTTATGGTTACCATGTTTTCGGACATCATGTCCGTATCGGACCCCCGACCCGTAAAGTTGAGTGACGTATTGAGTGCCATCAAGGATGGTAGATACGAGGACAAGGTAAACGCTATAAGATTAGAACAGGACGAGGAGACACGCAGGAGGCTTAAGTCTAAGCTTCCTTGTGTCCTCTTCTGTGGTGAGTTTACTAATGGCGTAGAGAAGGAGAGGGACGGAAAGAAGTATATATCATATAGAGACGACAGGTCACTTAAGAAGCATTCTGGATTTGTTCCAATAGACATCGACAAGGTGCACAGCATAGAGTACAAGATGGAAGAGTTAAAGAAACTTCCTTACATATACGCACTTTGGGTTTCTTCTTCTGGTAAAGGCATACACGGTCTTGTAAAGATTGGAGACCCAAACAGGCATACAGAACACTACAGAGCACTTCTAGATAAGATACCAGAGCTAGACTCCACTGCACAGAATCCTAGCAGGGTGTTATATGTTTCGAGTGACCCAAACATTTACATCAACGAGAACTGTGATACATTCTTTGATATCATAAGCGAGAAGAAGCGGGATGTAGTATACAAGACAGGAGACGGATCTACCGACTACAAGAAGATCGACATAGCAGTGAGGATGATCCGTAATGCGCAGGATGGAGAGAAGCATCATATCCTAAATAAGGCCGCCTTTCTTATGGGTGGTTTTGTTGCCACCAAGACTGTTGAGTATGACATGGCATTCCAAATTCTTAGGCACGAGATATCTAAGAAAGATATCAAGGACATGAGGCACGCTGAGAAGACTATTGCAGACGCATTGACGAGTGGGATGTCTATGCCAGCCGCAGACATGGAGACCGAGTACAAGACCGCAATAGAGAAGGTAGGAGTAGAGGCGGAAGACCTCTCTTTCCTTACGGACAATAAGAAGGATGAGGACTACATCCACAGGTTTAGACTTGGACTTATCCCTCAAGGATTAGAGTTTGGTCACGAAAGGCTAGACGAACACCTTAGGCTTAAGGAGGGAGAGTTCTACGCAGTACTAGGACACTCTCACATAGGGAAGTCTACACTCACTCTATGGTTTTTATTCCTTGCAATCTATCAAGCACGATTGGAATTGGATGGTATATTGTGGGGAAAATAGTTCTGCATCTGTAAAGATAAAGTTGATGCAGTTCTTCATGGGAAAGAAGATACAAAACTTCAATGAGGTGGAGCACAAGATGGCGCTCAAGTTTGTTGATGAACACTTCTTTCTCTTATCATCCGACTACATATATTCATACAAGGACATCCTTGAGCACGCCGTAAAGTTGATGGAATATAAGTCTCTGAAGGGAATCTTCATAGACCCGTACAACTCATTAAAGATGGAGCTTGTTGGTAATGCGAGTAAGTACACGTATGACTACGAGGCTTACAGTGCAATGCTGACCTTCACGAAACGGTACAACACAAGCCTATTCCTTTCAGTGCACACAACAACTCCTGCACAGAGGGAGAAGGATGCACAAGGCAATCAAGTGATGCCACACGCAACAGATGCGGAAGGTGGTAGTGCCCTATACAACAGGTGTGATAATTTCATTACCATACACAGGAAGATCAAAGACAACAATGAGTTTATGTTCACACAGATCTCCATCGATAAGGTAAGGAATGATGACACTGGTGGAAGGCCTACTTCAAGAAGCGAGCCAGTTGTATTAAGAATGAGTGACAAGGTTGAGTTCCTCGACGAGTCCGGAGTAAGCCCAATAGTTAGAGAATATTACCTTTTAAAATACGAGTATAAGATATGAGTGGATTTGGATATGACTTCATCATGGAGGATAGGGTCCCGTTGATAATTTATGATGTTTCAATTGAGGATATAGAAAAGA